CTCGCTGTGCGATTCTTCTCGATTGTGTCGTGTACCTTGGCAGACTGTTGCAACTTCGCAATAGTAACGTTGTTTTCGGAGTCTTTCTCTTTTACGGCAATGTCTTTTGCCTTCAGCCCTAACTCCATGATTCGGGCACGTTTCTCAAAGTCGCCTTGTTCGTTATCTTCGTTAAGATTGTTGGACAAGGCAGCCACCAACTTAGCTTTAGCCTCAATCGGAGTAGCCGCAGCCTCTGCTTTAGCCTTCTCAGCCTTGGCTTGTTTCTCTTCCACAGTAGCCTGCATATCAGCCATCGCAAGTTGCTGTTGAGCCTGTGCAGCCTGTTGCTGGGCAGGATCGGGCTGCGACATCTTCACCAACGCAGCCATCAGTTTCTCACGCGACGACAGCGAGGAATTCTCAACCACACCTTGGAGCAACAGCGGCACGATAGGCGACTGAGGCCCAAGAGTCTGCATCAGAGCAATGAACTGTTGCTGTTCGTACTCCCGAGCCATAATACCTAACGTCGAAGTGGGAATGAACTTAAAGGACTTCACCGGGTAACGATCAGGATCGAACTGCATACGCCTGACAGCCATCTTCCAGATGAGAGGCATCAGGAAGTCTTCTTGGAAATTGATGAGACTGCGCTTATTACGCTTGATAATACCCGACATAGCAATAGCCATGCCTCCCGCATCTGCTTGGTTCCCTACCTGCTGGGGCAGTCCCGAGCTATCTAGGGTGCCTGTAGCCTGCTGGAGATACCTTGCGAAGAGTTCCGCAGTCTGCACCGAGACAGGTTGCACCTGCCCGAAGTTGAACGGGAACAGGACTTCCTTGGGGTCACCATTGGTCAGAACGGACTTGCCAGGACGAATCTCAAACTTGAAGCCGCGAGGAACACGGGTAGCGTCCAAACCCATCATGGGAGCCGTTGCAAGGGCGCTAGCATCCAAGTGCATGCGGATCTGGGCATCCAGACCCTTCTGCATATTGTAGCCCTTCTCAACAGTCCCAACGCCCCAAAAGCGCCCTGCAATAGTGTCTGGGCGATAAACGATGATGGGACGATCCTGGAGCATATAAGGATTTGCTTCTTTCTTAAGCAAGTGCCCTTCATCGGCAATGACGACAATGGCCTCAACCATGTCGCCAAAGTCTTCTTCGTACTGGTCGTCTAACTCTGACGTACCGTACTTTGTGTCCTCTAGAGCGTCTTCGACCTTATCGCTATCTGTGTCTTCGGTATCTTCAAGATATTCACGAGGAACCAGACCGTAGTACTTAATGAGTTTAACTCTCTGCTTATCGTAGTCATTAATCTGCTGAACAGGCTCCAGATCAGGATCAGAAGCAGAAACATCAAGATTGCAGTAACGGTAGATGCCATCAGTCATGCCCTTTACAATGGTGTGCAGACCAACGAACTCCTCGACAGCACAGCCAAGGGCTTCTTCAATTTCAGTGGCATTTGGGTCGATCAGGAAGTTCTTAGGAGACACAGGGCGGGCCTGCATCGACACACGCTTGTTCTCTTTAGTCCCAACAGCCATCAGGCCAGGAATACCCAAGTCCTGGGTCGCAGGAAGCGTTTCAGTGGCTTCCTTGATTGTGATTTCAGCGATACCAGTGCCATAGACCTCACCAAGTTGGTTAACCTGTGTGATTCCCTTCTTCACCTTGTCTTTCTTGAAGTCTTCAGCGAGACGTTCCTTCAAAAGAGCGATTTCTTGCTGTTCTTTAGGGTCTTGGGAGGGTTCAATGTCAAACCACTGGTTACGACCGAAGATAGCCTCTTCCATCTCAGCTTGACGGGACTCAATAGCCTGTCGAATGGCGGGAGTGACGATCTGGGAGCGTTCGGACATCCTTGTTTTGTCCGATTCAGTCCACAGACCACGCCACAGACGTTCGTATTCCTCCCAAGCCTTGGTGTAGTTGGCATTTCGATGGTCGCGCCACATATCAGTCTGGTTGACGACAAACTGGACGAGTTTTAGGTCGCCCTTTGTCATCTTCTGATAGCTTTTTTGCTCTTTTTCAGCCATTGCCTACCTTAGTACGCAGCAACTGCGTCGTAAATTTCAAAATCATCATCGATTTCCTTCATGTAGACTGTAACGGCCACTTGATCGACGTAGGAGAGAGCGTCAACGAGGTCATCGTGCGTCTTTGGGTCGGGAAACTGCATTAGTTGGTCGATGAAGTCCCGATTCCACTCACCTTTGTTCAGGGTAATGCGTCCGTGTTCAAAACGACCCTGCAAAGACCACACAATCCTGTCCGTTTTCTTCTGATTTCCGTGTGTGCAGTCCTCAATTCGGGGAAAGAAGCCCACTCGCTTCATGATATCGTTCATGTAAGGCAGAATCGCATTACGAAGAGCACCTTTTTCGATTCCAATGATGCGAACATTGTTGTCTTTTGCCATCTTCAGGATACGAACTGCTGTCTCTCTAACGTCCCAACGCCCATAATCGATGGTTTTCACCCACCAGCCCTGCTCGTTTACCTTCACCAGAGCCAATGCAGTCTGGTCTAGGCGCCTTTTCTTGGCAGAAGTCTCTTTAGCCACATCTTCAAAGCCTGCAAGGTCAACCGCCATGTAGTAGTCGCCCTCTTCCGGCTCTTTGTCGCTGATTTTGAGCCATTCTTCTTTGAAGACTTCGCTAGCTGCCGCCTCAAAGCTAGCCATGAATTCCTGTCGGAATGCGAACGACGACATGGATTTTCGTGCGGCTTCAATTTCTTTCGGGTCCAGGAAGGGGTTATCGAAGGAAGTGAAGTGGAAACTACACCACTCAGGGTCTTTTTCCTCGTCTGCGTAGTTGTAGATTTCGTAGAAGTGGTTGCGACCCTTCGGAGTACCGATAAAGAGGCAGTCGCCTTTCACGTCAGCCAGTGCAGGACGAAGAATCTGCTCAAACACTGAGGGGCGCATATCGGCATATTCATCTATGACGCAATATGCTAAGCCAACACCGCGTAGTGTATCTGGCCTATCGGAACCTTTTAATGCAATTCTGGAACCATTGATTAACGTCAGTACCGCAGTATTCTCGTAAGCTGAAGCAATTACTTCATGTCCCATTGTTTTTAACAACTGCCAGAGAATATCCTTAGCTTGTTGAAACGTAGGAGCAACATAAAAGATATATTTATCGGGATCGGTGTTTTGAAGGGCTTTAATGAGAAGAAGCCACGCCGCTAAACGACTTTTTCCAAAACGACGACCAGCAGCAACCACTTTAAAACGATGGGGATCATTAAAGATTTCAAGTTGTGCGGGGTGTAGTTTTACGTCAAGTTTTGCCATTCTCTTTTATTAACGAACTGTAGTATCAAAATAGAACAAAGGTTCGCTAATTTCTTTTCCAAACAAATTAAACAACTCCGCCAAACCTGTATCCGACTTGAGAAGGTCTTTGTAAATCAACTTTGCTGCAACACGCGCTTCAACTTCACCTGGATTATTCATGTAGCGTTTTTCAGCTTCTTTCTTACTCATTTTAGGGCCAGTGAACTGATCAGGATTAGCCCCATTAGATACACCACCTTGAGTCTGAATATGATGTTGGAGTTCGTGTGTCAACGTAGGGATGGCTTGGTCAGGATACAGCCTGTCAGAAAAACGAATCTTCTTAAAGAAAGGATCGTAGTCCCCAGTTCCTTCCATTTCAGCAGTTCTTGCTGTTTTTACATTTGCAAGATCAGGACGAACTTTATAAAGGTCTGGATGGATAAGATATTCGCCTAACTTCCCTTGACCGCCCTTTAAGTACCTAGCAGAATCCATTGTAACATTGACGTCTGGTTTATATGCTCGCCACTCACCACGGGGATCTTTGAACAGTCCATATTTTTTGAATAGTTCTTCTTTTGTTATATGACCAGCTTCAAGTGCGGTGTCTAATTGGGAAATGAGTTTCTTAGGAAGAAAGCTACCACCAAAGAACATTGCGTTGGCATCTGTATTTTTAAGCGCCATTGCAGCACCAAAGACAAGCTTACCTAGTTTACCAACAGCGGGTAGGTAGTTCGTCGGGTCTTGGAGTTGGTCAGTAACGAAGTCGCGTGTCTGACCGATAGCCTTCTCTGCGGCTCGACGCTTAGGACCGTAGTCCTCATGCTCCATGTCAGACATCATTCCCATCGTCTGGCTCCATATCAATAGTCTCAGGGACGATGGTGGTATCGCCGACACCAGTGATGTTGATCGTTATAGCGTTGCTTCCTCGTTTAGCGTCTTTCTCAAAGAGAGACAAAGGAAGCATTCGATCTAGGCACATCTTCAGTGCGGCCATTTGACCCTGGTGTTCATCGTTCATTGCAATACTGACGATCTTATTAATGACTTTATCGCCAGTGGTCGACAGAAGCCTAGCTTTGAGTTCCTGAATCCTCCCAGTGTCGCCTTGTGGACGACCAATCTTTCCGGGACGTTTCTTGGACTCGATCAAAGCTTTAGTAGGGCGACCTCGTTTGGCGACAGGCTTATCTACGACAAGATCAGGAGGAGTTGCTTTAAGAAATTCAGGAAGAGCCACTATATAGCCTTACATAATTTATCTTTAAGTTATTTCATGTAGAAGATATAATTTCTAAGAATAAACTTAAAGGATTAAGAATTAACTAAG